AAGCTACGAGAATAAGCAGTCACTGCGTCGAAGTAGATGAAGAAAGAATCTTCATCGTCCACCTCTCCATATCTTAAAGCTAAACTCATTCTCGTTACTCCGTAATTACCATGTTTTGAAGTTCGCGTTCAAGCATGGGTGTGAGTTCTCTAGCGATCCCCTCGGCATCGGTTGCTGCCGTGGTTATCACAATAGAGCCGTTTTGGAAAACAACTTGACTATTGCTTCCACCCTCTGTCCGTAGTCGGGTGTTCAGCATATCCAGAACTCCGTGGGGGTCATTGTAATATAGACTGTTTGGATTCCCCCGAACCAAGTCGTCGAACGCACCGGCAAGCTCCATTTTTGGGATAAGTGCCTGTCTTGCGTAAGCAATGTTTTCAATTACACCGTCTGGTCTTGGAAGTGAGCTGAGTCTTTGCGCTGCACGGAACATCAAATCTTCTGGTGACAAATCCCTACGCGAAGGTATATTTACTTCAACACCTTGAGAGACTTTGTAAGCGTCTTCGGATGAACCACCCCCTAGAACAGTACGGATAGCCGCTAGGGAGTCGGAAGCCCCTGAAGCATTACCTGTGGCAATACGATTTATTGCTTGCAGTGTATATTTGAATATCTCAATTATCTTACCAACAAACCCGATGATTCCACTGCCAAACTCTTCGATGATGAGTTTCCACCCCTCCCCTACAATACCGAAAGTGGTTTTCAGCTCATCCCAACTTTCCTTCAAGATTTGTACAAAATCTTTAATTTGACTAATACCCTCTGCCCCAAAAATATCCATCATCAGGCTGTCCCTCCCCTCAAACGCTCTCTTAAACGATTGGGGGATTAGGATGATTCTGCTCAGTACCCTGCTTATTTCATTGAACGCCTTGCCAGCAGACTCTACATAGGGGGTAGCCTCCATCATGGCAATAGTCATTGCCTTCCACAGACGAGCGAAGCCCTTTTCACCTCCGTTCTCACTGAAAATACGCAAAGCTTTTGTGCCAGCGTTGCTAACCCTCGCTTGTTCTGCAATAGAACTTTGTCTAGCTTTCTCAATCCCCCCAGACGCCAACTCTTTCATCAACATTGCAACAATAGGGAGGAGGTCTGCTGACTTAACCTCACCACGCTGCATAGCCTCCAGCAGTGCCGCAGCAGCGGGTGCCCCTGTAAGATTACCCCCCGTTTTTATCTGCCATGCCTCAGCGAAGATTTGTCTACTCTCACCAAAGCCCTTGGCTTCTGATAGTTGTAGTTTCAATTCTTCTTGCATGACCTGTCCTTTAGCGGCCATCTGCTGTATAGCAGTCATTGCACGTTTCATCGAAACGGAATCAGCACCTCTTGTACGACCAAATTCAGTCAAGGATTCAAATACACCGCGTGAGGTTTCATACCCCATCAAAGGCATCCCACTTGCCATAAACGAGGAGAAGATTGGCATAGATTCTAAGTAATTATAACCTACATAGTCAGAATGCTGCTCAAGCCAACTCTTAGCGTCGTTAGCTCTATCCCCAAAAATACTTGCTGCTGCAATTTCAGTAGATACTAAGTTTTGGTTTGCTCTGTTCAAAGAACCAATACCGTACATACCACCAATAAATGGTAAGCTCCCCGCACCATACCGCATAAAGGCACCCGTAGCACCACCAGCGTGTAAGTAGTTAGCTCTACCATAAGAAGCAGCATTCCTTCCACCAGAACCAAGGGTGGTTGTACCACCTCCACCAGCACCGCTCATTGCACCAGACAACCTGTTCTGAAAGTTTCTAGCTCTTTCAGTTATCATTCCTTGACGGCGAGTACGTTCTACTTGTTGTTCAGTTCTAAGACCTTGTTTCTTTAGCTTTAGTTCTTCTCTAGCAAACCGTTCTTGTTGTCTGTAGAAGTTCGCCATGCTCTTGAGTTCGTCACTCTTGCTTGGTCCCGCCAGATACGAAAGTCGGGTATTAACCCCAGCCATGAAGCCAGCCCTACTTCTTGTATCTCTTGCGGCTCTGGCAGACCTTTGCAAGTTATCTAAGCGCGTATCGAACGTGGACATTGCCCACCCTGTGGGCTTGAACGATGCACTACGCATTCCGATTCTACCGAGGGCAGAAATCTCAGGCATCAATCCTTTTCGGATTCGTTTAGTTTCGGCGGCTGTAAGTTTGTTGACCGCTTTTGTCTTTTCGTTAATGGCCTTTGTAGATTCTTTCTCTGTACGATTCAAAGCATTCTTTGCTTTTAATTCAGCAGAGAGCCATTGGTTTACTGTTTGACCAGACTTTGCGTTAGCCGACCTTTCCTTGTTTACCCGCTTTAACTTCTTCTCGGTATCCCCAAGGAACTTATCTACTTTCTTAATTTCATCTGGGGCTATTTTGAACCCCAAACTTGCCCAAAACTCAGCAATTTGTCCAGACATTCATCACCTCACATAACTCCATAAGTTATTTTCCTCTACGTTGTTGTATTTGAGATGCTTTATCAGATTCAGCTTTCTCTTTCTCCATAGCTATTTCTCTCAGAGAGTCATGCACTTCAATAACCTCTAACATATCGTAGAGTTGTTTGGTGGAATACTTGTACTCCATCTCAGCAATAAGGTGCAACCTCCCTAGTTCATGAGTTGCTACCCTGAATACCTCCCACCGTTGGGAGAACTGTTCTGAGATTTCCTTCTCAACCGCTGTTACTGGTTTTGCCGTTGAATCAGAGCTTACGCTTCTTCCTCTCCAACGGCTTCGCTGAAAACATCCCCGAAGTTGAACTCCAGCACCTGATTGAAAAGGTTACGCATGTGCCCAAGTTTACGGGCAAAGAGAATATCAAATGACAATGCGCTATTACTAGGCTTGTCAGAAATAACCTTATTGTCTTTGGTTACAGATAGACAAATAATCTGTTTCATTACGGAAAGGTCTGGTCTACCTGTATCAATTTGTTCTTGATACTTTTCAAGAAACTCCAGACCTTTAGTTGCAGGAAGGGCGGTAATAGTGTAAGCCACACCATCAACTTCAAAATCTTCCTGCGGAAGAGCTACGTTGCTCAGATCAATCTTAGCCATTAAATGTTACCTCATTAGAAATAGAAGAAAAGATGTTCATATTGAACATTAGAAGATATTACCAGCCACACCCTTAATACCGTTGACAATCGAATCAACTAATGTGGTTTCAGGCTTGGTATTACCACCAACATAGGTGGTTGTGGACTGACAAAAGATAGTCCATGCCCTATATTCAAAGCCACCACTGAATACAACTTCAGGGTAGCTAACAACATAGGCTTCACTACTACTCACGACAGTTCTTCCTGAAAAGTCCTTGAGAGTAAGTGAGATTCTTCCAGTACCAAGTTCTCTGTCTAATTCGTGGATTCTTGAGAGAACATCATTACTAGGAGAAGTTTGAATCAGGGTGATAGTAAGTGTAGCGGAAGTATCTAGGGATTGAACACGTGTGTGTTTACCTCTAATACCCCTGACAGGAGTAAATCCAGCCATTGTCGGTGCTAGGGTGATGTTGTCCCAACCAGCTAAGACGTAGCCCCCAATATCCACTTTCACATCGCTTGGAGAGTAAGTGTTGACTGCCATCTTATTCATTAGAGAATACCCCTAAGTGACGGTAGAGCACTTACCGCAGTATTGACAAGATCATTGATGATGCCGGAAGGTTCTGCATTACCACCAATGTTGATAACAGCTTGACTGCTCTTGAGTACCCAAGTCCGACCTTCGATTGTTTCTGTTTTAACAATGCCCGGCAACCCTTCAATCCAAGTGGTTGTACTGAAGAACAAGTCACTACCACTCTTGTCTTTAATCAAGAGGGGGAACTTACCTCTTTGAGTTATTTCATCCAACTGCCACAACTTAGTTAGTGCATCGTTTGTATCACTTGTACTCATTAGAGTTAGTGCGATTGTGTACACACTGTTATCATTATACAAACGTGACACTGTACCTTCAGCACTAACAACCGAAGAAAAAGGAGGCGTGTCTTTTGAAATATCTACAAATGTGCCTTCAATAAATCCTGACGCTGGAATAAACCCAGCCAGTAAGACACTAACTTCATCTGGACAATAATTTGCAATTCCAGACATTATACCTCCTCAAACAAAAGGGAAATAAAAAGAGGGAAAAGGAGAATACTATTTATATCTTCCCTCACCCCCTTTATTATTTTAGTTGTTGGTTGCTTTCCAGCGCTCTTCAACTGTGTAACCAAGAGCTTCAACAGCAGAAACCTCTTGCTCTGAAAGAGGCATGTTACCGCCAATGGTCAGGTCACTACCGAACATGAAGATACCCCAGTCACGAGTTTCAATGGTAGTGGAGTAGTTCACGCTTGGTGGTGCCATAATAATTGCGTTAGCAGTTGACATGACAGTCTGACCAGAAAGGTCTTTGATGGTGCAGTTAAACACCCACTCATTCGACATTGGATCAGCAGCATCAGCCTGTTGCAGCTTCTGAAGAACATAGTTCGACGGACTTGCTTGGTGCAGGCTGATAGTCACGTTCATCGCAGTGACTTTACGTTTGGTACGAGCGAATACGTTGTCATCACCTACACCCTGATAAGGTTCAGATGTGGGAACAACACGTTCCATGCCGATGAAAGTACCGTCAGCGAATCCTGTGATTTTATGAACAAAATCGCCCTTAGACAGAACAATTGTAAAGTCGTCAGGG